CGGTGTCATAGATGTACTCCTGAATAGGCATGCCGAACACCTCGGAGAACTGTGCCCAGTCGGCGGTGGTGTTACGCTTATAGATAACCCATGGCGCAGCCTTGGCAAGCAGTCCGAGATCGGTACCTCTCCCGACGAAGAGCAAGTCGGTAAACTCATCCCATGAGGTGCCCTGAATGTCGGTCTGGTATTTTAGAATCAGTTTCCGCACCGGCTCCACATGCTTTCTTGGAATGAGGTCGTAGTCTATCCATTCCCCATTCTTGAAGAACTGCATCAGCGAGAAGCCCCAGAAGCGCGCGTCGAGAATGTCGGCCACGCAACGATAAAACCATGGTGATAGTATTTGTTCATTGATATGGTCATCGGGCTTTCCGTTTCGCTGAAACTCTATGGGAGAGCACAGCACGGCGTTCTTGCGTTTTTCCATGACGCTCGACAGGTGGGTGTCGAGCAGAATGTCCGTGTAGAGGTCATAGAGTTTTGAGCGCTGTGCGTAATCAACATTCTCGGCAGCCTTGACCGCGCTCATAAAGTCGCCCGTGTCGATATTGAACCGCTTGGGCTGCGTGATACGGATGATGGCGGGCTGCCGCTGTCCCGGACGTGGCACGTTTCCACTGACGGTGATACGCCCTTTTGCATTTTGTTCTTTATTCTTTCTGCTCATATTATAATCTGTTTATTCGTTTTGGATTGCTCTTGAACATCAGTGCCGATTTTCTCGCCCTGTCCTCCTCCGGCAGTAGCGGTGCGCCGTCGATGGAAACCTCCTCGTTTGCCACAGCCTTCATCCATTCCACCGCCCTCTCATAGCGGTCCTTGCGTACCTGTGAGAGTTTCTGAGGGTTGTGTATGCAGAATATGTGGTACACGGCAATGTCAATGACCATCATCAGTATAAGCTGGTTGCGCTCTTCGCCCGATGCTGAGAAGATGGCGTTGCAGTCGTAACGTTTGGAGAGGTAGCCCCGCATCTCGGCGATGGCCCTGTCCTCGCAAATCTCAACGAGTGTCTCATCGTCCCTTACAAGCGCATCGAGGATTTCGCGGTGTACGCTTGCGTCATAGTCCTTTATATCAACAAACTGGCTCATAATCTATATTTGTTTCTGTTTCTTACACTTCTTCGCGACTGTGTGAGTGGGCGGTCAGCCCGCTGTGCCGTCTGGTCAATCTTACGGTTTCCGCCCTCAACGGCATCAGGACCATCGGCAGGGTATTTGAGTGAGAGTGTGAAGAGCTTGAACTGGTCCTCCAGTTCCTTCATGTGCGGATTGTCGCGTTCAGTCTCGTTGAGAATCAGGTTTCCCTCGCGGTTCATTGGTTCAAGGTTTGCCTCGATACGCGTTGCCTTGTCTGTCTTTTTCTCCTCATCACCTTGAATATAGAGCGTGATGTTTTTCTCCTTACGCACCTTTCGGACGAGCGGGCGGAACACTTGCTGGAAGAACGGATCCTGAAGTTTATTGTTCTCCATCCAGCAATATACGGTACTGCGCCCTGCCACATATTCGAGCAGCTGCACATACCAGTCGATAAACTCGGCATTGAGTGCCTGTGCGAGGCGTGCCTTGATGACATAGAGTTTGCTGTCTCTCTTTCCAAGGAGCATGACCGCCTTGAAGGACTTGCCCTTCTTTCCTTTCGATTCTCCCGGTGCAGGGTCGCCGTAAATGACGAGGAACTTGAACTTGGAGAGCGGCGGCACCTTGCCATATACCACCTGCTTGAATATCTCCCCCTCCGAGATAGGATTGTTGAAATACTCATGCTGCTGCGACAGCGTGGAAATCTTTGAGAGGGTACGGTCGATGTGCTCCTCCGTGTTCTTTTGCGGCCATGTACTCTTGCCGTTCCTGTCGCGTATGTTAATGATGTCCCAATGGTCGGCAATCTCCCCAGCGCGGGTTATGCAGCAGTCCCTTGCGATAATGTTACCACAAAAGACTATGAGCGTAGGCTCGGAGGTGGAGCGTGTAGGATAAAGTGCCTGTTCCCACCATTCCCACCGCTTCTGAATGACGTCGGGGTTCTTAGTGTCCTCATCAGTATCGAAGTCATCAACGAGCAGCACATCGGGGCGTATGGCCTCGTTACGGGAGCCACGAGGCGATTGCCCGGCACCGATTGCCCGGAATGCACCCCCTTGCTTGGTAATGAACTCGTCCTCAGTCCACGCCCCTATGGACTGCTGTCTGCCATAATAGGCAATGATGCGCCCGTTGGCTTCAAGGTTTCCCCTGTACGGTGCCAGTAGCCGGATGGCGTTGTCCTTGCTGTTGGAGGTAAGGATAACATTCTGCTTGCGTCGCGTGAGAACGAGGTACATGACGACGAACATCGTAATGGTGGACTTTGCCAACTCTCGTGACCACGAGAGAACCTCGTACCATTCATCGTTCGCAATCATACGGCGGATAGCGCGTTTCTGAAAGTCGGCAAACTCATACTTGGCATAGTTGGGGAAGAAGTATTCTATCCACTCTATGGGATGCGCCTCCAGATAAAGGCGGTGGCGTTCACGCTCTGCAACGCTCATCTCCTTATCAACAGGTGTGGCACGCATGATGTCCTGGCGGTACTTCTCCCAGTCGAGCAGCGCGTTTCTGTCAGCTTGCTTCATATATATGGGTGGGTTGAATGTTAATGTTTACAGGAGCGACTTAATAAATGCGTCTGATAATTGTGTGAGTTCCTTTGCCTTGTCGAGGTCTATGGGGCGCAGGAATTCGATAAACTTTGTCTGCACGCTGATGACATCAGCAATGCCGACATCGGTCTCCATCTTCCGGATAGCGGCAGACAACTTGCCGAGGATGTCCGCCTCGGCATTACTTGCGAAGCGCGCTCCCTCCGGCTTCTCAGCTATCTTCCGGTTTATCTCGGCTACCTGCCGATAGAGATTTGCTACTTGCTCCTCACGGGTGAGCGTGAGTCCGACCTTCTGTTCCTCCCATTTTCCATCGGCTATCCAACGATTGACGGTAGCGCGGGACACCCCCACGCGGTCGGCTATCTCCTGCTGTGTGAGATTCTCCTTGAGATAGAGCGTTTTTGCCCATTCCTTCTTCTGTGTGTTGCTTAATTCCTTTGCCATATTTGAAAAATATAATGCAAAGGTGGCTTGTTTTTGTGGTGTTTGCAAATCGTGTCCGTATGATAAAACTTTGTATCGTAATAAGTTGATTATAAGTATTGTATGATAAAAAGGCGATTTGCAAACTTGTGAAAAATCCCCCACCTTTGCATTGAAAAGCGATAATTGGCTGCGCTCGGCAAAGCTGGAAGTGGTTCCGCTCTGCTCTCGCTTGCACAATCATTGCATCGTAAAGCGAACCCACAATAATACGACAACGACAAATGAATAGATTTTTCAACATCATCCCCGGCGAAGACACCTGCTGCATCCTGCTGTATGGAGACATAGGCGACAACTATGGAGCGGTGACGAGCGGACAGATTACCCGTGAACTAATGGCAGCGGAATCGGCATACAAGAATATTGATATCCGTATCAACAGTGTCGGCGGCGAGGTCTATACTGGCATAGCCATTTTCAACGCCCTGCGTGCAAGCAAGGCGAACATCACCCTCTATGTAGATGGTGTGGCAGCGTCTATGGCGAGCGTCATAGCCCTTTGCGGAAAGCCGGTATATATGAGCCGCTATGCCCGGCTGATGCTTCATAGCGTGAGTGGCGGTTGCTACGGCAACAAGAAAGACCTGAAGGAGGTGCTTGAGCAGATGGAGAGTCTGGAAGACACGCTGTGCCAGATGTATGCCGAGCGACTGGGCAAGGATACGGCGGCGGTAAAGGCTGCCTATTTCGACGGTACTGACCATTGGCTGACGGCAGACGAAGCCCTTAGCCTTGGGCTGATTGACGGCATTTACGATGCAGACCCTGTGCCGGAGGACAGTACGCCAGAACAGATATATGCAATATTTAATAACCGGCTCAATGAGCCACTAAACATTTCGGACATGAACTTTGAAGAATTGAAAAAACGTCCGCAGTTCAAGGACTGCGCGACGGAGGCCGACGTGCTGGCACGCCTCGACCAGTTGGAAACCACTGCCGGGCGCGCTGACAGTATCGGTAAGGAGAATGACACGCTGAAGGCAAAATTGAAGGACTTTGAGGATGCGGCAGAGGCAGCGGCGGCAGCAGCGCGCAAGGCCCTGCTCGATGCCGCAGAGAAAGACGGTCGCATCAATGCGGAGACACGCCCCGTCTATGAGAACCTGCTGAAAGAGCACCCCGATGACGGCAAGAAGGCTTTGGCAGCCTTGCCAACAAAGAAAATGGTAATGGACACCCTGCAGGGTGGCAATCCTGGTGATGAGAGTCCCTGGGAGAAGCGCCAGCGTGAGATCCGCGACAAATATCACGGAAAGTAAAACCTGTAAATAATTATTTCATAAACAATGGCAATCAATATTAAAAACACCAACTACAATGGCGAGGTGCTGGAGCAGCTCCTTACCGTTGCGACGACCAACAACGAGATTGTGGGCAAGGGACTTATCCACATTATCCCGAATGTGTCGAAGAAAGTATCCATTCCCCGTCTGCGCACAAGCAAGATGTTGCAGCAGCAGAAGGAAGATCCCCAGGTAAGCGACTCGAAGGGTGGCTTCGATTATTCAGAGCAGAGCCTGAACCCTGTGGACTTCATGGCGTTCACGGTTTTCAACCCGCGCACATTCGAGAGCGTATGGCGTCAGTTCCAGCCTAAGGGCGACCTCGTTTTTGCAGAACTTCCACCTGCCGTACAGAATCAGCTTCTCGACGCCCTGTCAAAACAGGTACAGTTCGAGTTAGGGAACCACTACATCAACGGCGTACAAGGTGATGACGACGACCATCTCTTCAACGGCATCCTGACACAGGCTGCAAAGGACCAGGACGTTGTCGTCGTAAGTTCGAATGAAACGACAATGGTTGGCCGCCTGAAGGCAGTGCGTGCAAAAATTCCTGTTGCGATGATTGAAAACCCGAACCTCCGCTTCCTGATGAGCCCTACGGACTTCAACAAGTACGATGACGAGCTGACGGCCCGCGAGTACAAGAACCGTGACGAAACCACGCGCAACCTGAAGATGTACAAGGACATCAAGATTGAGACCCTCGCGGCATGGCCTGATGACCTTATCGTGGCCACGCTGTGCAGCCCCGACGCAATGACGAGCAACCTGTTTGCGGCCGTGAACCTCCAAGACGACGAACATGTCATCAAGATTGGTCCTGTGAGCAATATGAGTGAATTGTACTTCTTCAAGATGCTTATGAAGGCAGACACTAACATTGCCTTCGGTGAGGAATTCATCGTGCTGGACAAGCGTTCCTCACCAAAGTTCCTTGCACACGGATAACCATGTGGACAGCAGAGATTTAGTATAAACCATAAAATAGAATAAAAATGGAAAAGGAAAAGAACGAAAAGAATGAAGAGAAAAAGGTATCTATCAAGGTAGTCCAGGACTTCCTTGACAAGTTTGACACCACTATCCGCTACGAAGCCGGTACCGTATTGGAATTTGAGACCGAGCGTGCTGCAGATGTTGTTAGCCGTGGCTTGGCAGAATACTCAGAACCCATAGGATAATGAGCAAGCCAATGCAATATCTCGTCATCCACTGCACCGCCACACCTGAAGGCCGTGAGGTAAGTTCCAAGGAGATACGCCACTGGCACACCGACCCAGTAAGCAAGGGTGGGCGTGGCTGGAAGCAGGTGGGCTACACGGACCTCTTCCACCTTGACGGCAGCGTGGAGCGGCTGGTGGACAACAACGAGGACGCTCAGGTGGATCCGTGGGAGGTTACCAACGGCACGGCGGGCTACAACAGCGTGAGCCGGCACATCGTGTATGTGGGCGGCTGCGACAAAGCCATGAAGCCAAAGGACACGCGGACGGCGGCGCAGAAGGAAGCCCTGAAACGCTATGTGCGTGACTTCCACGAGCGTTTTCCGCAGATACGCATTGTGGGACACCACGACCTGAATCCGGGCAAGGCGTGCCCTTCGTTTGACGTTAGCAAGTGGCTGCGCGAGATAGGAGTTCATAATTCATAATTTACAATTCACAATATACAAGCAATGGCAGACACGATATTACAGATTCTGCAATGGGCAATCCCGTCTGGCGGTATCGGTGCCGCCATTGCGTGGATTGCGAACCGCAAGGCGCGGGAGGCCAAGACCGCCAAGGAGGTGCACGACACCTACAAGACGATGTACGAGGACATCTCGACGCTGCTGGTTGAAACACAGAAGAAATATGAAGAGACCAAAGAACAGATTGAGGCTCTGGGAGTCGAGAACAGCCGGACACGGCGTGCGCTCAACCGCCTCTCCCGCGCTATCGAGGCTATTCAGGTTTGCCCTCATCGCACTAATTGTCCTGTCAATGGCGAGCTGTCGCTCGACGAAGAGGCTGACGAGGGAAAGCCAAGTCGTGCAAAGCACTCTCGAGGCAAGGGACAGCGAGGCGGTGAGCATCACCGAAACGAGCCAGATGCCCGTGAAGGTGCCGATGTCGACGGTAAGCCTGACACTGAACCTGGACAGTCTTCGCCTGTTGCCCCAAGGGGCGGGCTACACGGCGAGGAAAGGTCAGGCGAGCGTGAAGGTGAGCCACAAGGCGCCGACGGCTGATGAGCCGGAACGGATAGTGATTGAAGCCGGATGCGACAGCCTGGAACTGGTGTGCGCCAGATATGCCAAGACCATCAGCACGCTGAAACGGCAACTCAAAATTGCGAGCGACAGCAAGGCTGAGCATAAGGAGGAGGCGAAGGAAAGTACCGGTAACGGCTTCCTCATGCGGCTCAAGTATTTTTGTGCCGGGCTTCTGTCCGGGATAATCGGAATAGTATTCACTTTTATAAAACTTAGAAAATGAGCAAGAACAAGAAATTCATCTACGGCATTGCAGCCGTGAAGAAAGGAACCACGCTGATAGGTTACATCGAAAAAGGCAGCTGGGACTGGGGCGGCGCTAAGCCGGAGAGCGTGGACGTGGAAGCCGAACAGGTTCCCGATGCGCCTGTGCTGACCCTGCTCCAAAAGAACGGACAGGTCAGTCCGACTTTCAACCTTATCCAGTTGGATTACGAGAACTTGAAGAACATTCTCGGTGGTGAGCTGGTGAAGACTGGCGGCAGCGGAAATGAGAAAGTTACAGGGTGGAAGGCTCCTTCCTCCCTTGTGGAATTGAGGGACAAGTGGACCATCGACTTCGTGAGTGGTCAGACGATGACCATTCCCAACGGAACCATCCTGGCCAACCTCGGCGGTAAGCTGACGCTGACCGAAGTTTCGAAGGTAGAATGCCAGCTGAAGGTGAACAAGCCCGAGGATGGCGGTGCTCCTTACGAAATCAATGACACTCTGGGTGAAGGCTGATGGACGAGCAAGTAATCAGGAAAATCCAGAGAGAGGGAGCGGAGGCCTTGCTTGATGCGGGCGTTTCCCTCCCTCTCAAGGATTTAAGGATACCTTTCAGGAAAGAGCCGCTGCGATTCCGGCTGACGATGAAGCGTCCGACGCTGGCCCGACAGATAAAGATTGCGCATGCCTACCTGTCTATGGACACGACGGCGGCCGAACTGGAAGCGATGGACCATAAGGAACAGATGCAGTTCCTTGCCCGGCATGGCAAGACTTTGAGCCGTATCATCGCCCTGACGATGGAACGCTGGTGGCTGCCGGTATGGCTGCTGTCGTGGTTGGTGCGGCACTATATGAAGTGGGAGTACCAGAAGGCAGCCTTCAGCCAATTCGTATTGCTGATGGGCACGCAGTCTTTTATACCTATTATCAGATCAGCAGAGATGACGAATCCGATGAAGCTGAGACTGAGCCAAGGAAAGAGGGGGAGTTAAAGAGCCGTTGGGAAGGCTCCCATAGCCCCTTTGGGTTTATATGGCAGATAGCGAGTGCCACAGGATGGAGCGTGGACTATATCCTGAACGGCGTGAACTTCCAGACACTAATCATGATGCTGAGCGACGCACCACGCTACGTCGACAGCAAGGAGCAGAAGAAAGCGGACCAGACGGAAGAGGAAGAAGCCGAGGACATAGTAGGGTTCTTCCAAAGCAATCTAAAACAATAGAACGATGAAGCCAGTAGAGATAGAATTCCTGATGCGGGACAACCTGACGGTGGGGCTCGACAAAAGCAAAATGAGCGTCGAGCAGCTGCTTGGTGCCGCCCGCCGTGCCTCCCTGATCATCAACACCAAGATTGATGAGCAGCGCAAGGTCATTGACGGTGTGAACTCTGACCTGGACAAGATGCAGCGCAAGCTACAGACCATGAAGCCCGGTGCCGGTCAGCAGGAACTGCTGGTCGAGATCAGCGCGTGCAAGAAAGTGCTTGCAGAGGAAACCGGGGCACTGCAGCAACTGGAGAAAGAACACCAACAGGCCAAGCAGGGCGTGGCGCAACTGGAGCAGGAATACCGCAAGATAACCATTTCTGAGGAACAGGCGGCAGCGGCAAATAAAAGCCTGACAGAGAAGATAACGGAACAGAAGGCGGTCATTAAACAGGTCGAAGCCGATGTCCGTTCCCTTCAGAAAGCCTACGACAACGCAGCCCCGGGCAATGCGCAGGGTGCAGCCCTGGCAGAATTGAACGCCGCCAAGAAAGCCCTTGAGGTTTGAAGCCCCTTGTTAAGGGGCTGGCTTAAGCCAGGGATAAAAATCATGAGAAAAATCGAAGTGAAACAATTTGAATCGCCTTTTAACCGAAAAACGGCAATTTGCCATGAAGAGGCAAAATCACCGTTTGTCAGGAAAAAGCGTAAACGAAAGGAAAAGAAAAATGGATAGAAAAAGTCAAAACAGATTGATACAACATGGTCTAACCCTTTTGGAAGTGCGTGGCAAACTATTGATGCAACGCACGAGCAGCTCGGGTGTGTGGCATGTTCGCAGTACGCATATAAGTCAATCGTCGGCTCAACGCGAAGCGGACCGTTTGGTGGCAACTTATCTTAGTTTTATAAAATTGTAATTATGGCCATGTCTCCGCTTTATCTATGTCTATATTTGCACAGTCTTTAATCAAAGCACGAAATAGCCAAGTTAGATTTATGATAGTATTCGATTCATTTTCTCCGAATTGTATTTTTAAGGATTCCAATGCGACAGCATATTTTTCCAATGCGTCTAACAATGATGCTGCAATATCCGGACCGTATCCTTGTTCGAGTAATTTCGCAACCTCGAGTGCTTTTTTATTAGATGTATTCATATATCTGTTGTGTTTTGAACATTTAGGCACAAAAGAAAGCGGAGTGCCACTACCCGCTGTTCATGCCTTCAACAGAAATGGCATCTTTATGCTATTATGGCATAGAGACGGGGTTAGCACACCGCAGTATAATGAGCCCGCAAGGGCTATTTCTCGGTATGTTTTTTCTGTTGAATTTCTGAACGGCGACAAATATACTAAAAAATATCGACTTTGCAAAGATAAGTTAAGCATTAAATCAAAAAAGTTTTTCCCAATGGTCTGGTATTATGCAATCAATGCCTTTATTGGAAACCACTCTCCAATGCCCTGGATTGTCTATCATATGCCAGACCATATAAACATGATGAATATTGATGTCGCAGAAAACGAAAATATCGTTTTCGTTTACTTTTGGATGTTTAACTTCTATCATCCAAGGTGCGTATTGAGGTGTAAAAAAATCCTTTATATGATGTGGATTCAGAGATTTGCATTTCTTTATTTCATCTTGTTTCATTCTGTGATGAGTGAAGAACTGAATAATAGGTTTTATATTCATTTTTGGTTGCAAAGTTACTAAAAAACGGTGTAATACTTTAATTTTTGAACGATGGATAAATACAGTCAACGCAACTGCCGACGCAAGGGATTGATATTGCTCAAGGTAAACGGTCGGCGACTATTGGAAAAGGGACAGCGAGACGCTTACTGGAAGGTAAGGAAAATATGTTTGAATCACATGGATTGCTACAGAGAATGCCTGTCTCTATGCCGTCTTGATGGAAGATATGTAAAACTTTAGATTTGGACTTTTGAGATTTTTATTAGTATGAATAATAGTAAGAAGGTTTATAAGATAGAAGATTTGCTGTATTTGAGCAAACTGACAGAAACCGTATCGGGTCTTGATGTGATACTTGGCGACTTGCTTGTTGATTTCAGAGATTTCCGCCGTAGCGTTTCGGAACTTGATTTTAACCATTTAGATGTTTTGAGCGAAGCTTTTATGCGTGCGGTGGGACAAGGCATTGACTTTTTCAAACGCCTTTCGAGCCGACAACTTCGTGATATAGTTTTGTCCGAAGAAATGCAGGAGAAACTAAGCAGCCGTCTTTCTGTGGCTTATATCAAGAGTTTCCGTGAAGTACAATTAAGGGAAGGTTCTCTTGCGGACAGCAGTAGAGGAATGTTTTCAACAGCTGCGCTGAACTCGCAATTTATAGATGATTTACAAGCGAGTCTTAAAGACCTACGCGATGAGTTGGAAACAGAAAAGTTTGAGCATGAGATAGGAGGAGATTTAGGGAGCAAGAAACTATTTGCCGATTTAACTGGTGCTGATTTTACAGCTGCTGAGCAATATCTTGAGTCGATTTCAGCCTATCTGAAACCTATCAGTACAGATTTGCATATTTTGCAGGAACGAAAGGAACGCAGCGGTATGAGTGATATGCGAGCCTATGAGGAGATACTGATGCGCCTTGGGGTGCTTTCGCCATTTGACTCTGCGGAGGTGCGGGAGAAAACGCTGAACACAAGTTATACGGAGCTTACTGGGACAATAGATGAACTGGAAATGCGCCTTAAAACGATGTTTACGAGAGGGGATATTGTTGATGCTGCCAATTTTGATGATTATATATGGAAATTGAGGAGGGGGCGTACATCGGAACTGGCTGCTGACACTTCGCTTTCAGAAGTGCTTCCACTTGCAGAAGATTTGCGTAAGTTGAAACTTCAACGCTCATTGCTTGGCTCTATACTTGGTATAGATGGTTCGAATTACGGAGAGCAAAAGGCGATAGAGAACGCGGGCAAGATGCTTACCTCTTATAAGATGCGCAAGAAAGCAGAATATGCAGAGTATTTGGACTACCTGAGGGAATACGGTTCGTTCCAGCAGAAGAAGCTGGCCATCGCCAAGGAGACAGCGCAGAAGATAGCCGAGGTGGACGCTTCCGAAGTGAGCGACAGTACAAAGAAGTGGAAGAAAGCCCAACTCCGCAAGGAACAGCAGCAACGCGAGTCGAGTATGAAGTTCGAGGAGATCAGCCGTGGCATCGACTGGAGCGCTCTCTTCAGCGGCGTGGGCAACCTGACGAAGGAGATGATGGAGCCGATGATGGAGCAGCTGCGCGCCTACGTGGAGACGGAGGAATACAGGAACGCCGATGCGGAGACCCAGCAGAAGGTGACGGACCTGATACAGGAGATGCGTAAGTATGTGGGTACTGACCGGAGCGCGACCTGGCAGAAATTGGACGAGGCCATCCGGCAGTTCACGACCAGCGTGGCGACCTACGACCGCGCCGTGAAGGCTGAGGAAGCCGCCGTGAAGACAAGAGACGAAGGCAAGAAGAAACTCGCCTCAGGAGAGATTACAGAAGAGCAGTACAGGGAACTTGAGACCAAGGCGCAGGAACTGGGCGATGCCACAGCCAAGGCACATGAGAGTATGGAGGGTTTCGGTGCGGCCCTGAACCGGACCTCCGATGAGGTGGCGAATTTCACGAGCGGACTGACAACAGCATTAAGCAATGCCAAGGCCTGGCAGGGTGTGGAGGGTTTTGGCGGCATTCAGCAGTCCGTGGGGCAGATAGACCAGCTGAAAGGAACGCTGGATTCCATACTTCCGCAGATGGGGGAAGGCATGGCGAAGACGATAGGCACCACGCTGTCGGGCACGATGGGCAGTGCGCTGGGGAGCATCGGCGGCAGCCTGGAGGGCGCTCTGTCGAGCGGACTGGGCAGCGTGATAGGCATTGTGGCGCAGATACCGAAACTGATACTGGACCTTGTGGACAGCATCAAGAGTTTTGTAACGGGGATTCTGAATGCCATTACGGAGCTTATCTCGCTTCGGTGGATAGACGACCTTGTGGTAAGCATCTTAGATGCGGTTGGCAACCTGATAGATGCCATTTTCGACCTGCCGGAGAATCTCTTCAAGGTGCTGGAGGGCATCGTGGTGAAGGGCGTTGGCGGTCTGCTTGACACTGTACTGGGTCGTATCGGCAATATCCTGTCCTTCGGGGTCTTGAGTTCCAAGGGTCCGAGCGACTGGTTCACCAATTCCAACGAGGAGGAAGTCGCGGAGGCCATCGACCGGCTGACCAAGCGGAACGAGCAGCTGGAGCAGGCCATCGAAGACCTGACTGATGAGATGAAGACTGCCCGGGGAGCCATCGCCATCCGCATATCTGATGATGCGGAGAAACTGCAACGCGAGACAATCGACAACTACAAGGGCATTGCCCAGGCACAGGCCGGTTACCATTCCGCGCACCACAGTTTCAACTACTACTGGCGCGGTTACAGTCAGGAACAGATAGACCGCCTGAGTGCCCAGATGGGCAGGAAGTGGAACGGGGACATCTGGAACCTCAGCCCGGAGGAAATGAAGATGCTGCGCTCCAATGTGGATATGTGGAAGCTGCTGCAGGATACCGGTAAGGGCGGCTACGGCGGTCGGGTGGCCGAGAAGCTGGACAAGTATATCGAGCAGGCCGGCAAGCTGAAGGAGATTACGGATGCCCTCTATGAGAACCTGACCACCACGACCAAGGACAATGTCTTTGATGACTTCCTCAACTCTCTATACTCTCTTGCCGACGGTTCGGAAAATGTTTTTGAAGAGATTGCCGAGAATTGGCAGGAGATGGTTAACAAGATGGCAGTGAACAACCTCGTCGGTGCGAAGTTCCAGAAAAATCTGGAAACATGGTACGAAAATCTTGCCAAACTCAACAAGGCGAGGACAAGCGGTGAGATAACCGATGCCGAGTACCGGAAACGGCTTGACGCACTGAAGCAGGAGTACGAGGATTATATGAAGAGTGCCAGGAACGACATCGAGCAGCTGAGGAACGAAGGTATCATCAAGGAGACTGACAAGACCGGAGGCACGACACAGTCCGGCAGGAGCGGTGCCTTCATGACAATGAGCCAGGACCAGGGAACAAAGCTGGAGGGACTGTTCGTCAGCGGTCAGATGCACTGGGCAAGCATCGATGACCGCGTGGAGGACATAGCCGTCAGGATGAGTGACGCCCAGGGACACCTGAAGAAAATCGAGGACAATACGGGCAGCAGTGCCCAATCTCTGAAAGATATAAAGGAAGAAATGAAAAAAATAACTCGCGATGGCGTAAAAGTGAAATAGTATGGATAAGATATTAGGCGGACTTGTACTGATCAACGGCACGGATATCTGGAAGGAGTACGGCGTGTTCCTCACCGAGGAGAAGAAAGGCGGCAGGGAAAACCTGAACGCCATTCTGACACCCAGTAAGGCAAAGGAACATGTGGGCGTGGACATACGGGAGCATGACGGAAAGAAATACTCCCGGACACTGTTGCCCGCCAATGCCGAGCGCGACGTGACGCTTCATTTCGCCCAGTATGCCCGGACACGGGAGCAGTGGCTGGCCAGCTACATGGCCTTTATCAGCTTCCTGAAAACAGGCAAGGACGGCTGGCTGACGATAACCTTTACGGAACTGAACCTTACGCTCAGGGTCTTCTATTTGGACTGCAGTTCATACAGGACGCTGACCTACCTGTGGAAGGAGGGCGTACAGGCCGGCCGCTACAAGGTCAAGTTCCGTGAGCCCGAACCGATAATATAACATCATTAGAAAACTGATAATCGGCTGCATTCGGCAAATCAAGCGAGCTTGTTTGCGCTCATTTGCACGATTATTCAAACACCATTCAAACGATATAAAAATGATTCTGACGCTATATGACAGCTACGGCAATGTAAAGGCGCGCATAGAGCCCGATGGCAGCAGCACGCAGGAAAAGGAGATACAGGGGGATAACCTGCTGAATCTCTCCTTCACGCTGTACGAGTTCATTCCCGTCGATGTGAACGACTACATGGACTACGGTGGCGAGCGTTACCAGGCGGTGGAGAAGTATGTACCCGCAGAGAAGAGTACCGTCGAGTGGGAATACAGCCTCCGCCTGTACGGGATTGAGAGCCTTATCAAGCGTTTCCTCATCCTGAACAATACCGATGGCGGAAACGAGGCCGTGTTCACGCTGACTGCCCGTCCCATAGACCATGTGCGTCTGATCGTGAAGAACATCAATGACGGCATGGACGGCACGACCAACTTCAAGGCCGGCACCGTGGAGGGCACAGACAACGTGACCATCGACTATACCGGCAAGTACTGCAATGACGGGCTGAAGGAGCTGGCGGAAGCCGTAGGCGTGGAATGGTGGATAGAGGGAGAGACTGTAAACCTGTGCCGCTGCGAGCACGGTGAGGAAATCACGCTCGGGTATGACAAGGGACTGACGGCCCTTGACCGCGACAAGGCCGACAATGCGAAGTTCTATACACGCCTGTTCCCCATAGGCAGCTCGCGCAACATTGATGCGGCGAAATACGGACACAGCCGGCTGATGCTGCCCGACGGTGTTAAGTACGTTGATGTCAACGTGGAGCGGTATGGCATTATCCACCACTACGAGCAGAAAGCCTTTGCGGACATCTATCCCCGGCGTGTCGGTGTCGTGGCCGGCGTGCGCTCGAAAGAGGTCAAGGACAAGGACGGCAAACCCTTTACGATTTACTACTTCAAGGACAATGACCTGACTTTCGACCCCAACGACTATGAGATTGGGGGACTGGTGAAACATGTATCCTTTCAGGAGGGCAGCGAGCTTGCTGGGTTGGGTGCCGACAATGACCATTACTTCGAGGTGAACTATGACAGCAAGACGCAGGAGTTTGAAATCATCACGATATGGCCTTACAACGACGATACGCAGCTGCCCGGCGGCACGCTGGTGCCGAAACCAGGGGACAAGTATATCCTGTGGAACATCCGCATGCCGGACGAGTACTACGGGCTGGCGGAGAAAGAATTCCGTACCGCAGTTGACGAGTACAACAGTAAGCACGCCCTGGATGTGAGCCGGTACAAGGCGCCGACGGATCATGTCTGGATTGAGGAGACCGGCACGGAACTCTTCATAGGGCGGCGCATACGGCTGGAGAGCAGCGAGTATTTCCCCGGGAAAGGCTACCGGTCAAGCCGTATTACGAAAATCATTCGGAAGGTCAATGAGCCGGGGCAGATGGACCTCGAGATCAGCGATGCCCTCTCGACGGGTACGATGGCCAGGGTGGACAGTGCCATCGCGGACGCGAAGAACTATGCAGGAACGCTTGTCGGCGGTATCAATGTCCCCGACGTTATCCGCAGCTGGGATACGACACAGCCGACAGATACCAACCTGTACAGTGCCAGGCGGACGCACAAGGAGTTCCTGAACAAGAACAGCGAGGACCGCGCCAAGAAGATAATCATCTTTGACGAGGGACTGGACCTCGGCGACTTCGAGGCGGGCACGCATGGCGGCCGCCTTGACGGCAAGGGCAACGCGGAACTGTTGACACTGGTGGTGCGCGAGCTGCTGCGCAGTGCCAGGTTCAGGGACGGTATGGCCGGTGAGGGCTGGCAGATGTGGATAGACAAGGACGGGTTGGCGAACCTGACGCTCGACAAGCTGACCGTGCGTCAGATAATGGTTGTCCTTGAAATGCTGATAGAACGCGTGCGCAGCGTAGGCGGACAGTTGGTGGTGAGTGCCGCCAACGGCAAGATAAAGAGCGTGGAGAAGACGGACGGCTACTGGCGTATCACCTTCGAGCAGGAGAACACCTTCGAGGCTCACGACCTGATGCGCTGTGCGACCTTTAGCGGAGGGCGGCTGAAAAGCTACTGGGTGGAAGTGGCTGCCGTGGAAGGAAACTCCGTACTGGTGGAGGAAAGCGAGTTCGACGCTTCCTTGCCGGAGGCTGCCGACGAGTGCGTGCAGATGGGCAACACCGAAAACGCGCTGCGCCAAAACCTGATACTCATATCGGCGACCGAGGACGGCCAGCCGAGGGTGGATGTGATGGACGGCGTGAAGGGCAAGAACTTCAAGGGAAGCCTGCGTGCAAGACTGGGCAATCTGGACGGTATCAAGGATGACAGGTTTCCGTCAGACAACCAACCCCATGGAAACGGTCTGTACAGCGACAACGCCTATCTGCGCGGAACCTTCCTGCTTGTTACGGGTGAGGACATCAAGACAAAGTTCGAGATAACCGAGGGCAAGATAGCAAGCAGCGTGAGCGCGCTGCGTCAGGACTTTGCCACCGACAAGGGCTATCTGAACAATCCGAGTTTTGATGAGGGGCTGTCCAAGTGGCTGACCGAGAACGAGACGGTGTTCTGGCTGGTGGGCAACAAATGGATATGGGCCAACGACAAGGTGCTCACAAAGAAAGGCGACGGTGCCAGCGTTACGAAAGATGACGGGCGTGTCGTGGTGCGTATCAGGAACAAGTACATCACCCAGAAGAACGCGAGCCTGAAGAGCGTGCCACCGATGACGAAGAACGCGGAGGGTAAGAAAGAAGCCCTGCCCGTATACCTGAGCTTCTTCTACCGTTGCGCAAGAGAGGGTACGCTGAAGGTGCGATTCGAGAACGTGGATAAGACCGGCTTTGAGAACTTCAACTCTATGGAAGTGGAGGAAGTGCTTACGCCGACGGAGGGGTACAAGCAGTTCTCCTGCAACGGGCTGTGGAACGGTACCGGCGACTTCACACTGAGTTTCACAGGGGACATCTACCTCTATATGCTCATATTGAGCACGGACAAGATAGAGAGCCTGACCTACAAGTACAGGACACTGTTCGAGCAAAGCGAGAAACTCGTAAAAATAGCCGCCCAGAACTTCGATAAGGACGGTCGTGTGCTTGCCGAGAGTGGCATCATGGTAAAGGCTGAGGGTAGCGGTATCTATGCACAAGGTCCCGACGGGAAACTGGCGCTCATCGGTGTAGCGGTGGAAGAGACCGATGCCGAAGGACACACGAGGACCGTCATCAAGCTGCTTGCCGACAATATCAAGTTGGAAGGACTTGTAACGGCCAATGGGAATTTTAGGATACTGCCCGACGGCAGCATTGAGGCCAAGAACGGCAAGTTCGGCGGCGAGGTCAATGCTGAGACAGGATACATTGGCGGCTTTGCCATCAGTGGAAACCATATTGGTGTATCAAGCCGTGTATTGCAGCCGGACGGGACCTACAAGATAGTGGATGACAGGAGCGGTCTGTTCCTGTATGATACGATGATTGGCTTCAACGCCCAAGACCGACAGGCTATTTTCGGCACATGGAACAGTTTGGGGAAGCCCATGCTTGTACGGCTTGTAGATACGGCTACAGACTATTCATACGGAGGCAAGGCCCTGGGTATACTGCCCAAATACGGCATTGTCTTCGACATCGAAAATTCGATGAGCGGCAACTTCGCTTTTGGCGGCACGGGAAACGGCGTGTTGAACGGATATATCGACGGCTACCGGTTTGCGAAGGTAGACGTAAAGGACGCCAATATCATCTACGACGTTAAGATAGAGAGCAGTAACCGTCTGATTGTGGTCTGTGCCGTGAGCAACGCCGGCATAGCCTTGCCCCGTCTTTCCTCGATGCGCTCCGCCCTTGGCATAGGTAAGGATCGGTCCTTTGCCTTCCGGCTGATTGTTACCTCTGACCTTGGAGCGAGTGATTTTGTCATTTTCGGCAGGAACAAGAAAAAGAACAGCAAGGGGGAAACACCGTGGGACGCAGAGGATTACCCCCTGCTCACCAACTGGAACGGTGAACGGTGGGAGGATATGTCAATGGGGCAAGGCGACACGGTGGAGTTCCTTCTGGTGTATGACCCGGAACGTACCACGCAGATAGCCGGTTTTACCACCCAATATACTGCGAGAATCATCAACAGACAAAGTTAAAAAGAAGTACATACAATATAAATCATAATGACATGGCACTGACAGAACAAGAAAAGCAGGATCTGAAGCGGGATATTATTTCTCAAATAAAGAGTGAGAGTCAGGGAGTAAATGAACTGCAGGAGGTATCAAGCCTCGCTGGTGTGAAGACACTCCCCGCAATGCGTGGCGAAGAACTGGTAACGGCTCCGATAAGTCTGCTGGGCAAGCCTGCCACCGATGCGGCAGCACAGGCGCAGGCAGCCAAGAAGGCGGCAGATACCGCGGCGGAAAAAGCAGTACAGGCTGCCACCAATGCCGACACGAAGGCACAGGAAGCACAGGCGGTCGCGCAGGTTGCGAACAAGGCTGCGGAAGACCTTGCTGCGGTAAAAGACTCCGCCCAGCAGGTCATTGACCGGTACGAAGATGTGGCAGTACAAGCCCTGAACGGAGCCACGGCGCGCTTTGACGGCATACTGGCAGACGCCACCATTGAGCAGCAGAGTGCCTCGGCGGTAGCCGGTGTGTACTTCATAGCCTCCAAGGGAGTGTTTGCCGGAAAGCGCGAGGGGAAGTATTACGGCAACTGGCAGGGCGCTGACCTCTACCTCACCGAGGACAGAAAGGAGATACAGAAGGACAAACTCTACCTGCTTGGCTCCGTGCTCTACGCATGGAACGAACAGGACGGCACGCTTGCCGAGGCCAGCGGCACGGGCGGCGGAAACACCATCAACGTGAGCGAGGTCTATCCCCTCGAAACAGGCTACTACACGCTGGCCACAGCCATCAAGGCCGTGGAAGAGAAGCTGCGCGCCAAGGGACGGTGCGTTACCTTTGAAGTGTCTCAAGGAAAATATCAGACCAAGCAGTTTGCCGGAACCAACCTGGCGACCTGGGAGAGCGAGAGCAGCTGGGACGACTTCGGCGGTGGCGGAACAGTGAAGAGCGTAACGCTGAACGGGCAAAAGGGCACTCCCGACAGCCAGGGCAACATCAGCCTCACGGTCAACGAGACCGAGGTGGACGAGACGCTCGATGCCGGGAGCACGAACCCCGTGCAGAACCGTGCCATTGCCGGAAAGATAAGCGAGATAGAGGCAGGCACGCTCTTCGACAGCGACGTTACTGAGGAGGACGGTAAGCAGACGGTAACGCTGAAGAACAAGGGTGGTGCCGCCATTACGCAGTTCACGCTGTCTGCCGGCGGAGGCAGCGGTGGTGGGGACACGGCGTCGGCAAAGATCGTGCTGGGCGCGAGCGTGGACCACAGCGTCATCAAGGAAGGCGGCGACTGCGTGCTGACCTACAGCTACGACCACCGGTATGTGGGAGGCGAGGATGCCGGGCAGACCACCGGACAGAAAGCTACCATCGAGATACGCATCCTGCGCGGCTCTATCCTTGTGTACGGACAGACCATTGAGAATGTGAGCCGGGGTACCTACACCTTAAATGTTAGCAAATACCTTCAGGTGGGTACGACCGACATCTATGTAAAAGCCACGGCGACAGACCCCGACACGGGAAAGTCTCAGGCGAAGCAGGCCTATGTGAACGTGAAGGCAGTGAGCCTGACGCTGAGAAGCGACTATGCCCTCTCGGACGGAACAGCCGGAGGCGGCTATGATACAGGCGACAGTGCAGTGATACCCTATACCGTGCAGGGAACGGGCACGAAGACAGTATTCCTCTACGTGGACGGCAAGCAGCATGAGAACCGCGCGGTAACGCGCAGCGGTACCACCAACGGCAGCTTCTCCATTCCGATGCGCCCTCTGGCGGTAGGCCGCCATACTGTGCAGCTGGTGGCGGAGATGGAAGCCGGGGGCGGGCTGACGCTGCGCAGCGAGAGTATCTACATGGATATTTTCAAGGCTGGGAGCAGCCGCCCGCTGATTGGCACGAAACATGTCTTCCGGGACGGACGCATCCTTACTGACAACCACCTGACCCCACTGCTGAAGACCGGGCAGTACGAGCAGCTCTCTTTCGAGTATGCCGTCTATGATGCAGGCGGCACACCTGCCGGCATGACCGTTTTTATGAACGGTACTCCCACACAGAACGTGAGCGTTCCGAGGACGGTGCAGACCTACACCAACCGCTTCACGGCACAGGGCACACAGAAAATGAGGCTCGTATGCGGTGCGACGGAATATCCCCTTGACATCGAGGTGGAGAAGAGTGGTATCGACATCGGCGAAGCGACGCTTGGGCTGAAGCTGAAGCTCAGCGCGGCGGGACGCAGCAACGGCGAGGCAGATCCGGCACACTGGGAATACGGCAGCGTGAAGACGACATTCGACGGCGTGGACTGGAACACGAGCGGCTGGACGGGTGATGCGCTGAAGCTGCTCAATGGCGCGAAGGCTGGGATAGCCTTTATGCCGTTCACCTCCGATGCGGCCACCGCAGGCTGCACGGTGGAGGTGGAAATGAAAGTGTCCAACATCACGGACAAGGACGCGGGCGTGGTGTCGTGCATGAGCGGCACGAAAGGCTTCCGGATAACGGCCGACAAGGCGATGATGTACACGGGTTCCACCAAGGAAGTAGCCGACGAGGACGGCGGGAAGACCACCCAGCAGGTCGGCGTGGGCAGACAGTACGGCTCAGACATGTGGGTGAAGATAGCCTTCGTCATCGGCAAACGCTCCGAGGGCAGGCTGATGGAACTGTATGTGAACGGTACGCGGAGCGCGGCGGACATCTACGGTGAGAGCGACAACTTCATGCAGGACAGCCCGGAGGGCATCACCATCGACAGTTCCGGTGCGGACGTGGAGGTACGCACCGTCAGGGTCTATGACCGCGCGCTGACCGACGATGAGGAGATGGACAACCATATCATAGACCGCCGGACACTGGACGAGATGGCCGCACTCTTCGAGGAGAATGACGTGCTGGGCGATGATGGCCGGAGCATCGAGTTCGAGAAACTGCGCAAAAAGGGCAAGGGCATCATGCTGGTGGTGCGCAAGGGAGGACTTGACCCTGTGAACGCCGAGAACAACAAGAAGGCGGACTTCCTCTCCGATGTGCACCTATGGCTGCCCGACGGTCGGTATGTCTATCTGAAGAATGTCTATGTCCGCATTCAGGGCACGAGTTCGACGAAGTACCCGACGAAGAACTACCGCATCTACTGTGCCAAGGGCGAGACTCCGGAGATGTATGTGGACGGCGTGAAGCAGGAGGAGCTGAAGGTGGCCCTGCGCCCAGGACAGAAGAAAGTGAAGGTGCTGTGCGCCAAGGCGGACTACTCTGACAGTTCGATGGTGCAGAATACCGGCGGTGCAAAGCTGTGGAACGACATGATGAAGGCACTGGGCTTCCTCACGCCGGCGCAGCAGACGGACAGCAGCGTGCGCACGGCCATCGACGGTTTCCCCATCGACGTGTTCTCCGCGGAAAGCATGGAAGACACGCCTGCCTATTACGGACAGTACAACCTCAATCATGACAAGAGCGACTGGCAGGAGATCATCGGGATGAAGGGCGTCGAGGGGCTTGACCCGAAGAAAGCGGTCGCCTTCGAGTTCCTGAACAATACGCAGCCCCTGTGTCTGTTCCAGGGGAAGGCAGACCTTGATGCGCAGGCGGTCGCAGAGTTCGACAATGCGCTGGAGTTCAACTACCCGAAAGACATAACATGGGCAACCGCAACGGAGGCGCAGAAGGGTGCCTTCAAGCGTCTGTGGGGCTGGATAAGGGACTGCGTGCCGTCTGGTGCGACACCGGATGACATCAGCACCTTCGTCTCGCAGAAGTTCAAAAGCGAGCTTGGACAGTACATCAACAAGGACTTCCTGCTGTGCTGGTGGCTCTTCACGGACTTCTTCGCCAATGTGGACCAGCGGGCAAAGAACATGATATGGGCGACATGGAACCTGTTGGTGTGGTATATCCTCTACTACGACGGCGACACGCAGCAGGGTGACCGCAACGACTCCATGCTGGCATACCTCTATGACGTGATGCGTGAGACCTGGGACGCGGAGAAGTCGAAGTATGCCTTCGAGGGACACGACTCCTGGCTGTGGTGCCTGGTACTGGCCAACCTGAAGGACGATATTGTCAGGATGGCCGGGAAGATTCGTACCTACCTGACAGAGGAGCGTGCGAGTGAGGTGTTTGATAAGGAGCAGCAGGGCAACTGGTGTGGCCGTGTCTACAACAAGAGTGGCGCACAGAAGTACATCAAGCCGCAGACGGAAGGCGTGATCGTGAAAGGACAGCTGGTGAAGTACCCCTACATCTATGCGCTCAAGGGCGACAAGCAGGCGTTCCGGCACTGGTTCATCAAAAACCGTTTTTCCCTGCTCGACGCAAAATACGAGACGGGCAACTTCCTTTCTGACAACATCGATATGTATATGAGCCGTAAGGCTGACGCTCCGGCCAACACCATAACGGTGACGGCCGGTGACCTATACTACTTCGGCTACGGCACGAACAATGCCCCGCACCTGCAGGCAAGCCGTCGTGCGGAGAAAGGCGGCAAGGTGACGCTGACCTTTGCGAATGCCTTTACCGTAAACGACCCTATCCGCATCTACGGCGCAAGCCGCATTGCGGAGCTGGACATACGCGGGGCTGCGGACAACCTGACGGGCGATGTGAACCTGAACAAGTGCAAGGCTCTCAGGAAACTCAACATGCAGACGGCCGGCAGCGGCTCGACGGGCTGGTGCATGGTAATTGACCAATGCCGCCAGCTGACGGACATCAATCTCTACGGACAGACGAACGCCAGGACGGGTACGCTGTCAAGCCAGGAATTGGACTTCACGCCGCAGACAAGACTGAAGACGCTGGACGCACGGGGCGTGGACGTACAGGCCGTGCTGATTGCACCGGGTGCACCGGCAAAGACACTCAAGCTGGGTGGCAACATACAGACGCTCCGGCTGGAGTATCTGCCGGAACTGAAGGACAGCGGACTGACACTGCAGAACTGGCGCACGGTGAAGACGCTGCGCTTTGCCGGCTGTCCGAATCTGGACTGGCAAACCATCATCGGCAGGTGTATAAATGTGGAGCGCGTACGCATCGAGGGCATTGACATGAAAGATGACGGTACGCTGCTCGCCAAGTACAAGGCACTCAAGGGCGTGGATGCGGAAGGTAATGCCGTGGACTACTGCGCACTTGTGGGTACCGTGCACCTTACGGCATATATGGAAGACGGTGAATACGCTGCCATGCACGAAAAATTCCCGGAGCTCAACATCAGACAGCCGGACTACACGGTGATAGAGTTCGACGACGCAGTGGCCGACGACGCCAACGTGACGAACCTTGACAACGGCACGGGCTACAGAAACGGAACGGCCTACATACCCAGCGGCCATGTTACGGCCATTCTGAAACAACGGCACCGCGTGCTGGCAAAGGTCACCAAGAAAGCCACCACGCGCAACGTGAACATGGCCGGGCAGGATACGACGGTGAACAATCTCGACGGCGAGATGACCTACTACCCCCTTGACGATGCCAACAGCAACAAGTACGCAGACGGCACGGAGGCGAAGCTGGACGGTACGGAAGGCGACTGGATGATGTACGAGCCGTTTTTCTGGAGCAAGGGTATCAACGACTATCTGAAGGGAAAGCACTACAGCTGCTACAGCAGCAACGATGCCGCACACAAGCCGGACAGTCCCAAGGCAACCGTGCTGACGCTGGAGGACATCAGGAGGACGCAGGGCGGCGTATTGCCGGGCAAGAAAATCACGAGCGGCAAGGAGACGCTGCAGAACTCCTATACGAACGATACAACTTACAGCGTGTGCAAGGTAGGTGTGGAAGGTTTCAAGCGTGTCCGCTTCCCAAGCGTTCCCGGCACGAACCTCATCGGTTCGGTGTTCGTGGACGCGGAGGGCAAGGTCGTGAAGTCGGTTGTCGTTCCGACCATCGGCAACAAGTTCGAGGCGGGCATGTACCTGATTGCCGACGTGCCGGCGACGGCCGTGAACCTGCATTTCACCATCCTGAACACGGCGGAGTTCGACTGCGTAGTCCTAAGTAACAGCACGCGGATAGAGGACATGGAGCCGGAATGGGTGGCGAACGACGAGCATCTCTGTGCCGTAGTCGGCTCTACGGTTATCGGTTCCAAACTACGTGCGGCCGTTACCGGCGGCAGCACGACGGGTGGTATGACGTGGACAGACTTCCATTATTACAGTGTTCAGCGTGGCATGCAGCAAATAGACGCGTTGATGCACTCGCGTATCGCCAACCTATTCTATGCACGGTACGGACGCAGAGATGCCCAGGAACAGTGCGGAGCTGGGGAGCATACCTATATACGCACTACGGGTGGCACAGCCTCAAGAGGTATGCAAGATACGGTGGGCTATGCTGAGGCAAGCCGTGTAAACAGCGAGGTGAAAAACAGTATCGTAGAGTTTTCTACTCACCAGTACGCATGGTACAGAAGCATGGATGAATACGGCGGCGCAGCAGTCATTCAGGTAAACAACATCTGCTGTCTCGGTTATGAGGATATCTATGGACATAAGTGGGACATGATGGACGGCGTGGACGTGCCTAACGACAGCGGTAACTACGGTAAGTGGCGTATTTGGATGCCTGACGGCAGCGTGCGCTGGGTAAAGGCCACGACGAACAGCGACTACTGGATAACGGCGGTGGCTCACGGCAGGTACATGGATGTGATACCAGTTGGGAAAGTGATTGGATCATCTTCAACCTACTATGGAGACAAATATTGGTTTAGCGGTGCACAGTCTCGTGTGGTCTATCGCGGCTACCTCAGCGCGTTTGCGGCTGGCGGTGTATCGGGCTCGTATGCGTATAGCGGTGCTTCGGATTCGGTTGCGCATGCCGGCTCGCGTCTGGCCTTCCGCGGTAAAATCGTTAAGGCGCAAAGCGTGGCTGCGTATAAAGCGGTAAGCGAAGTGGCGTAGGCGTAAGCGATAAAGCGGGAGCGAAGCGACAAAGCGTGATGTCCGAGGAACGAGGACATCGGGATACGGGCGAAGCCCGTCGATGCCGGAGGGATTTTTTCGTTCCCTCATTGAAAATAAGTACCTTTGCAATTGACATCACGGCAGAGTTCCCCATATCCCGTGTGGTCTATCGCGGCTACCACAACGCGTTTGCGGCTGGCGGTGTATCGAACTCGAATGCGAATAACGGTGCATCGGATTCGGATGCGCATGCCGGCTCGCGTCTGGCAAACTATTAATCGGTTCCACGACAAAGAAGGACGTGTCCTCACAGTCGCACCGAGGGGAATGAACCACGGCAAAAGCACTTTAAGTGGAAAGCCGAAACAGCAAGTGTCGGGTAGAGTTTGGTAGGCCACACCAAGGCTCGAAGAACTCAGGCCCGGAGAAAGGAAGGCTCGCCTTCAAGTGATAAACAACAAATAAGTAAAACGAAAAGATGCGCAGGGAAGGTTACATCATCGAGGAGGTAGTCGAATACTCCAATATGTCGGACTCGTTCGACCAGGTACTCCGCGGTACCAGGCGGAAGGAGAACCGGCAGGGACAATGGCTGCTGGCGCACCGTGAGGAGGTCATCCGTGAACTCGGCGACCGTATCAAGGCCGGCACCTACACCGTCAGGGACTACCGCGAGCGTGAAATCAACGAAAACGGCAAAATACGCCGCATCCAGATCCTGACGATGAAGGACCGTATAGCGGTACATGCCATCATGGCCGTGGTGGACAGGCACCTGAAGAAGCACTTTATCCGCACTACCTCGGCGAGTATCAAGGAGCGTGGCATGCACGACCTGTTGGCATATATCCACAGGGATATGCAGGAACAGCCTGAAACGACACGCTACTGCTACAAGTTCGACATCAGCAAGTTCTACGAGAGCATCGACCAGGACACGGTTATGGACTGCGTGGGGAGGATATTCAAGGACAGACGCCTCATTACTATGCTCGACGGCTTCGTGCGTATGATGCCAAGAGGACTGAGCATAGGACTCCGCTCCTCTCAGGGGCTTGGGAATCTGTTGCTGTCCGTTCACTTGGACCATGTGCTGAAGGACGGTTTTGGCGTGCGGCACTTCTACCGCTATTGCGATGATGGTGTGGTGCTGGCAGGGTCCAAGCAAGAACTTTGGGAAATACGCGAAATCGTACACCGGCAGGTGGAAAGCATCGGCCTGAAGGTGAAGGAAAATGAGCGCGTATTCCCTGTAACGGAAGGCATTGACTTCCTCGGCTATGTGATACGTCCTGACTATATCCGTTTGCGTAAGCGTATCAAAAAAAAGGCTGCTTCGAAACTTAATGAAGTGAAATCAAGAAAGAGACGGCATGAAATCATAGCCTCCCTCTATGGGATGGCCAAGCATGCCGACTGTAATAATATGTTTCATAAATTAACAGGCAAACAAATGAAATCTTTTAAGGATTTGAAAATCGCTTACAAGCCGGAGGACGGCAAGAAGCGTTTCCCTGGTGCTGTGGTGAGCATCAGGGAGTTGGTAAATCTCCCCATCGTGGTCAAGGACTATGAGACGGGAATCCACACGGAGCAGGGCGAGGACCGCTGCATCGTCAGTATCGAGCAGAACGGCGAGCCGAAGAAGTTCTTTACCAACAGCGAGGAGATGAAGAACATCCTCGCACAAATTAGTGAACTGCCGGACGGCTTCCCGTTCGAGACGACAATCCGCACGGAAACCTTCGGCAAAGGTAGGACCAAATATGTTTTTAGCTGATGAGAGTACAAGGAAGTGCGGAGGTGGAGTTGCTGGAATGCACTAACCCCGTGAAAGGAAAGTGGCGCGTCCGCTGGGACGTGCGGAAACATGAGGACGGCTCGGCGGACTATATGGAGCAAGAGTTCGGGCACCGTCCTACGCTGGAGGAGATGAAGGGCCTTATCCTTGCATGGTACAACGCAAAGGTGGACGAGGCGATATTGTCGGGCTTCACCTACAAGGACATGCCCGTGTGGCTTTCGGCGGAGAACCAGTTCAACTACAAGTCGGCATACGACCTTGCCGTGCAGACTGCAGGGGCAATCTTGCCGGTAACGTTCAAGTTCGGGACGGACGGGCAGCCGCAGTACCGCAAGTTTGAAATGCTCGACGAATTGACGGACTTCTATGTCAAGGCGATGACCTATATCCAGACTACCCTCGCTACAGGATGGAAGGAGAAAGATGCCATCGACTGGTCGGCATACGGAGAGGAGGCGGGCCATGAGTAAGGGCTGTGGCTGCCAAACTGGGATATTCCGCTGGTTCACTCCACCGTATGCCGGACTGTTCTATGCGGCGTGCTGCATCCACGATGATGACTACGACCGCGGGGGCAGCGAGCGCGACCGGAAGGCGGCTGATCTCCGCCTGTTCGTGAACTGCTTCAGAAAGATTGCCAAGAGCGGTTTCGCACCTGCAAAGGCGATGTGGTGCGCCTTGGTGGCCTTGTGCTACTATTGGAGCGTCCGGATGCTTGGAAGCAACTATTTCAAGTATAGTGGATAGTTAGGAGAGTCCCTTCGGGGGAGGGATATAAAAAAGCCCCCGGCCTGTTAATACGACGCCAATCATTTTAACAACACACCCATAGGATGCTGACCGGGGGCCAATACCCTCTGTCACACCCTATGGGTTTCTTATTGTTGTTAAAAATGATTGGCGATGCAAATATACTAAAATTATTGGATATGAAGATAGTTGAGATTGTAAAAATTAACAGGGAACTCCTGAGAAACCTGCATACGGCAGGTGTCAGGATAGAGGATGCTGAATATATAGATTTGTATGCGGACTATCGGAAACTACTCGGCGAGGGTGAGAAAGTGTCCTATATCGTGGCTGCACTCTCTGACAAATATGCCGTGAGTGAACGGAAGGTGTATGGACTTATCAAACATTTTCAAAGCGACTGCAAATTGTTTGCAGTATGATAGTTGATGAACGTTCTTGTTTGTAGCAGAAACTCACGATCTTTGCTCTCATTATGAGAAAGCAATATAATTCGGCACCGCTTCCTTTCGTCGGGCAGAAGCGGATGTTTGCCAAGGAGTTTAAGAAAGTACTGGAGCAGTTCCCCGACGGAACGACCTTCGTGGATTTATTCGGTGGTAGTGGTTTACTCTCGCATATAGCTAAGTGTCAGAAGCCTAATTCCAAGGTGGTGTATAACGACTTTGACGGATACAGACTGCGACTTGATCACATACCTCAGACTAATGAGCTGCTCGCGGAACTTAGGAAAATTGTGCATGGAATTCCCAGGCACAAGCCTATCACTGGCGAAGCACGAGAGAGGGTTTTTGAGTGTCTGAAGGAACATCAAGAGCGTTATGGCTATTTGGACTTTATAACCACATCTTCTTCCATTATGTTCTCAATGAAGTACCGCCTGAGTATAGATGAGATGCGCAAGGAGGCTTTATATAATAATGTTCGCTCGGCAGATTATCCGTTATGTAGTGACTATCTGGACGGACTTACTATTGTGTCGGCAGACTATAAACAGGTGTTCAATCAGTATAAGGATACACCCAATGTGGTGTTCCTCGTTGACCCTCCGTATCTGAGCACGGAGGTGGGTACCTATAAAATGTACTGGAGGCTTGCCGATTACCTCGATGTGTTGACTGTTCTTGCAGGACACTCGTTTGTATATTTCACGAGCAACAAGTCGTCCATATTGGAATTGTGCGACTGGATAGGACGAAACAAGACCGTAGGTAATCCGTTCGAGAAGTGCACAAAGGTGGAATTTAATGCGCACATGAATTATAACGCCACCTATACAGATATGATGCTTTATAAAAAGGCTGGTTAAACACTGTTCAAACATCAATTAAACACCATCAGACTATGAACAAATACCACGACATTTTAGAGAAGATTATGCGCACAGGAAAGATGCAGCATAACAAAAAAGGAAAAATCAAGTACCTGTTGAATGAGCAACTGACACTCACACCTGCCGACCTGCTTGATATATTCGAGAGCCACGGCATAGCCCGAAAGAAGCTGAGGAACGAACTACAACTCTTCATGCAAGGCGAGCGGCAAGTGGAGAAATACCGCGAGGCAGGCATAAACTGGTGGGACTATTGCGGTTCCGTGCTCGTCAATAGTTACCCAACTTATTTCGAGAAACTTCCACCACTTATTGCGAAGATAAACAACGAGAAACGAAATAGCAAAAATTATGTGCTGTTTCTTGGAGAAACCAATGCCGAGAGCAATCAAGCCCCGTGTCTGAGTCTTGTGCAGTTCCAAATAGACGAAGGCGAGTTAGTTGTTTCAGCCTATCAACGCAGTTCTGATGCCAATTTAGGGCTTCCTGCTGACATCTATCACCTTTATTTGATGTCTCGGCAAATCGAGCTTCCTTTGAAGTCTATAACGCTCAACCTTGCTAATGTACACATTTATGAGAACAATTTAGAACGAACACAAGAACTACTTGACGGAAATGAGAATGTGAAGTTTGAACTTAATGTATAGAGAAGAGGTCGATTTGATGATTGGTTTCAAATCGACCTCTTTTGTGCTGTGCGTTTTTATTTTATTACATTTCGTTTTGCTTGAAAAAATCACATTTCGTTTTATCAGAGCATCACATTTCGTTTTGCCGGATTTAGATTATTATATTTACTTGGTAGACTACAATAAAATTAATGAAGAAGATTATGTGCCAACTATGATTCAAGACCCTTATCAAGAAGTATTCATGCAAGGTAAGTGGAGTTTCTCTGTTGATTCATATTTGGTTGAAGAAAAGAAATGTTGATTGTAAAACTTATACATTCAAGAGATATGAAAAAGTACATTCTTTCACTTGCACTTTGTGCCATAGCATTGTGCAATTTCGCTCAAATACAGTCTTATAAGATTGTTTCACAAGCAGACGAAGAGCGGGTTATCCTTCCTTATGATAGCCTTACCAATATAACACGAAACAACCTTCCGTCTCTCATTGGACAAAAGATACAAATCTTACCAGAAATGGGTAGGTCTTCAATAGGGTTGGATAACGGTCCAACTATATATTCACGGAAACCAAATTCTCGCGGATATTGTAACGAAGCTGTTATATCACCAGATACTGGATTTACAATATATGAATCAAAATTTGGTACTTTTAATAATGAAGTATTTGACATTATAGGAGCGGACTCTATTCAGTCTGATGATAGAGGAACGTATCGTACAAAACATTTTTATCTGATAGTCAGTAACGAAAAATACCCAGGTAGAAATTATTTGGATGTTGGTTTTGTAAATGATGAGTATAACAATGATGTTCTCACAAAAAGAGATGAACTTATAAACATACATAAGTTTATAATATTAGGCTATTTTGAAAAATTGCGAGAAACAATGAAGGGGAAAAAGTATGTGAATCAATACACATCAAACCGTTCATTGGGAGGTGATTATATTGTTTATAACCTATCAGATGGAAAACCACTTCAAAGCATCCCCCAAAACCATGTTTGGGAAATTGTTGATTTAACTTTCATAGAAGCTGATGACAAAGCAATGCTAGGCTATATACTCACATCGAACGATATAAAAGATGTGTTTTGTAGTACGTATTTAAAGAATTTTATTCCGTATAATGAGTATTTAGCCGAATCAAAGAAAAAGGCTAATTGGGAAAAATCAATGATTACAAAATATGGTAAAGCTAATGGCACACTCATAATTCAAGGAAAGGTAAAAATTGGCTTTACGAAGAAAATGTGTGAAGAATCATGGGGAAAGCCCTCTGACATCAATAAAACATCTGGATCTTGGGGAGTTCATGAGCAATGGGTCTATGGCTATGGAAGTTATCTCTATTTTGAAAATGGAAGGTTGACTTCAATACAAAACTAAAATAGACATAATTTTAACGTGAGTTCGATGAATTATAAGTGTCTGTAAATTTGGTGATTAGCGAAAATTGTTGTAACTTTATAGTATTGATTTACAAACAATTACAAACAAAAATCGCTATGATCACCGAGGACAAAGTTACTGAAACGAGACCTTTGCAAAACTATTCCCTCCCAACCCTTGTTCATCTCCTTTATTTTTTGTACTTTTATCGTATGAAACAAAATCCCTCTTGGTAGTGTCCTTAAAAGTGTGTAATTCATCTTTCCTTTCTC